ACAAACTGGATTCATACAAGCTCAACGAAGTTTCTAAGCTGTATCTCGGTGACCAAAAAATTGATATGGCTCCCAAGGAAATGTTCGCACGGTACCTCGAAGGCGACCCTGTGAAGCTGCGAGAAGTTGCCGAGTACTGTGTGAAGGATACTCTATTGCCACACCGTCTCATCAAAAAGCTGTGTACACTTTTGAACTTGCTCGAGATGGCTAAAGCTACGTGGGTTCCTATCGCCTTCCTCGTGGAGCGTGGACAGCAAATCAAAGTATTCTCTCAGCTGTCGAAAAAGGCTCGCGAACTCGGGTATATGGTCCCGACGATTAAGTACGGAGCTATTCCCGAAGAGCCCTATGAGGGTGCGACCGTCCTGGAGGCTCAGAAGGGTGCTTACTACACACCAATCACAGCTCTAGATTTTGAAGCCCTGTATCCTAGTATCATGATGGCGCATAATCTTTGTTACTCCACGTACGTGATGAATGAGAAAGACTATGGAAACGTCCCCGGTGTTGAATACGAAACCTTCAAAGTTGGTGAGAAGACGTATAAGTTTGCCCAAGGTGTACCGAGTCTTCTTCCAGCTATCCTTCTCGAGCTTAAACAGTTTCGTAAGAAGGCGAAAAAGGATATGGCCGCAGCCACGGGTTCGATGAAAGAAGTATACAACGGTAAGCAGTTGGCCTATAAAATCAGTATGAACTCTGTGTATGGTTTCACAGGTGCAGGTAAGGGTATTCTTCCGTGTGTACCTATCGCTTCTACAACGACGTGTAGGGGTCGTGGTATGATTGAAGAGACAAAGAACTATGTCGAGGCTAACTTTCCAGGTGCCAAGGTGAGGTATGGTGATACCGATTCAGTCATGGTTGAATTTGATGTGGGTGACCGCAAAGGGAAGGAGGCTATTGAGTATAGCTGGGAGTTGGGTGAGAAAGCCGCGGAGGAATGTAGCGCCCTATTCAAAAAGCCAAACAACCTTGAGTTAGAGAAGGTCTATTGGCCTTATTTCCTCTATTCAAAAAAGCGTTACGCTGCTAAACTGTGGACAAAAGGAAAAGATGACCAAATGCACATGGACTACATAGACGTGAAGGGGCTCCAGCTCGTACGCCGTGATAATACGCCTCACGTGAGGGAAGTCTGTAAGGAACTGCTTGATGTAGTGCTAGACGCTCCAGATACGGGTCCACCCAAAGAACTGGCACGGGAACGTGCGTCTCAGCTCCTCGCCGGTGAAGTACCGAGTGAGAAGCTCATTTTGAGTCAATCTCTCGCCGATACATACAAGGTTGGTGGGAAATCCGTATCGATTTTGAGCCCCGAAAGTGCGCAGATTAATCAAGCTCATGTACAAGTGGTCAATAAAATGAAACGAAGAAAGCCTGGTTCGGAGCCTCAATCGGGTGACCGCGTACCTTATTTACTCACCAAGACAGATAATCCCAAAGCTAAAGCTTTTGAAAAATCCGAAGACCCCAAATACGTAGAAGAAAACAATGTACCTATTGACTATCACTATTACTTCGAAAACAAGTTTCTAAATCCTGTATGCGACCTTCTTGACCCACTGTACGAAAATACTAAACAGGAAATCTTTGGTGACATCATAGCTGAACATAAACCCCAAAAGAAAAAATTGGGTCCAGCCTTGAGTACCATGAAGCGAGAACAACTCATCGAGGAGTGTCAAAAGAATAAATTGGACGATACGGGTAAGGTTTCAGAACTTAGAGAACGTATTAAAGCATTTCGACAAAGACAAAATTCGGTTGACGACTTATTTAAAAATTACGAACAAAGTATAAGTACGAATGAGCAATAGACGTATCGTTAGAAATGTCACAGATAAGGTGAAACAATTGATTACGGAACAGCTCCCAGACCTTATAGAAGATGTAATCGATGAAGTTGTTCATGAAAGGGTGGATGAAGAGTTGTTTCAACAAAATCATGAAAGAATGAATGACATTTTAGATAGAATACACAGAAAACATGGTGTAGCTCTTGACCTTTTGTTACGAGATGCCGAAGAAGGGTGTAATTCTAACATTTGTATGGGAATAGTGACTAATTCGGCAACGGGTGAAACACGTAGGTGTAGTTTCAAGGCTAAACATAATGGGTACTGTAAATTTCACAGAGAAAGAGGTAGACAAATTCAAGAACGTATGTTAACTAGTGAAGACCATTATGATGAGGCAGTGAATGAGATTCAAGATGCCCAATCACGGCTTAGAGAAATGGGTCTATTTTAGAATAATGAACAAATCGACTATTCTACTAACATCAATTAACAGCTTTTATGAAGATGAAAAGAATCGAACTAAACTAATGAATATTTTAGATAAAACAAGTGGTATTTCACTCAGGAACCTCGAGTGGTTTATCACGAATTATGCGAAAAAGAATAATACATCCTATACTACCACCGACGGTAAACTCTTTACCGTACATTGTGCGTACAAATCTAGCCTTGACGGCTATTCAAAAAAACTTTTCGATCCCTTCTGTCGGTCAGCTAAGTTTCCCTATACTATCCCGGGTACATCTCATGAAATTCATACGACGCTGGCACAGCTAAATTTCATCAAATGGTGTATTAAGAATAATATTATTGAGTACATCGCAAACAATAAGACCTCGCTGTTTAATAAGCAAGTGACATAAATCCCTTATCAAAAATATAAGTTTGATATCCCGTATAATACATATTGAGTGAATATGTTTTCGTGGTTATGTCTACGAGGGAGCCTGCTGTTGTATCTAGTTTGACTTCTATAGAAGTTTTATCGGATTGTATTTGGCTAAAATCCAAGTTCCCCGATGGTTCCACATTAACCGGATTCATCGAGAAACTGTATGTGTAGATATTACGTATAGGCCTAGAAAGCCTATTTCTAAAAGGAATCAGATATTTGTAATAGTTGTGTGTTGTGTTTGACACGTTGGGTAATTTGCTTCCATTAATATAAAAACTGGCTTCACTCATGATGGGATAAAAGAATGTTTGAACTTCGTCAAAGTTGACGTTAGATGAAAAGTTGAAACGATTTTGATAATACTTTTCTTCTTGTAAAGCTTTACCACCTGTTGAATCTGTAGCATCTTCAAATTCCGTATTACGTAAAAACCAGTGAATACATTTTACCGGTATATTCGGAACGAGGTTATTTCTTATGATGTCTTTATTTAAGTCGCTGACGATACTTGGATGTTTACGTACTATGTCAGTTACAAAAGTTTGAGGTTCTGTAGCCAAAAATTTGCGCTCCTCGGGACTCACGGTGATTTCTTCGGTTATGAGTTTAAACTCTGGAAGCTGTAAAGTTGTACCCGTGTCCGTGAAAAACCTTTGGTCATGAAACTCTAGTTCAAATTCAATTTTCTGTCTGTGTACTGCACATATGGGAAAGTAGGGGCGATTTGGTTTATTCGAAGAATACTCATCACTCGCATACTTCCTCGAAAAGAAGAAGTGTAAGGGTATCACGAGGTCAGATGAATGTTGTGCATAGTCATCGAAATCATTTAGTGTAGAATCATCATAACCAATACTTCTGTTTACAAGAAATCTATTCGCTACTTTTTCAGACATTTCTAAATAAAGCTCGTCGTATATAATTCCCCAATCGTCATGAATTTTTTCCACCTCAAGTTCATCTACAAACATAGTGACACTCTTGAGAATATGTCTACCGAGTTGATCCGCAAAGTTTTTACCACCACCAAAATCTGAAAGACCCGGCATGGTAATACTCAACCACATATTACTTAAAAGGTCTCCCATGTTTTGAGGATTAAATTGAACCTTTATCGTTTGACCAAAAGGCCATCCAGATATCTGTCCAGGGTTAATAACGTTACGACTTCTGTGATATTTCCTAAAATCAGAGTGTCGTATCATATCTTTGTCCTTAAAGAACGAGTCTTCTGGGTCTTTGGAAAGTAAGTGTAAGTCTTGCTTTCCAATAGCTTTGAGAGAAATCTTAGCGGCTTCACCCATACTTATCTATTATCTACAAATTTTTAATATCCGTTTCCCACATGTTCACGGGTGTTGTAGACCTCATAAGTTCGAGTTCATTTTTCGCCTGTTCGGATTCCTTCAGAAGTTCTCGTACACTTTCTTCCGTGTATTGAACGGTCTTAATGTTTAGGAGATAGTCCCAAGACCCATTGATTTGGGGAAAGAGACTGGAAAGTTGGTTCTCGAGTTCTTGTTTTTTACGGCGGAAGACGATGATGTCACCGTTGATGACCATAGTGACAAACTTCGACTTGTATTCACACATCTTCGATTTTGCCTCGAGAACCTTGATGAGATACTCCTTCCGCTTTTTGTAATACTCGTATCGGAGCTTGATGAAGTCACCCAAAATCTCTTCGGGGGTGTTGTACTTATGAATACCCCGCGTCGGGTGGAAAAGGTGCATGTTTGATGTACGAATAACCTTTTCCAGTTTAAGATCCTTCACAGCATCTTTACCACTGTAATCTTGAACGAGGAAATCAACACTCTCCGTCGTACTATTATTGGTAAAGCTACTAATGATTTTCTTTTCAACAAGGGTATCCAGGTGTTCCTTGTAATCCTGTGTCCATCGACCTGGTGGAAGTTCAGTCACCTTGATAGTCTTACCGACACAAGTCCAAAGACCCTGGGTCACCCATGAATCGTCATCTTGTTCGAAAACTTTACCCTTGAAACCCCTGAACCACGGCTTCATTCGCTTGAGACTCTTGTTGTGGAGAAAGTTGAGAATGTTCTCACGGATGTCCGCCGGGTTGAATGGGGGTACGTAGCAACTGAACCCTGTACCAATACCTTCTGTACCATTCACAAGAACCATAGGAAGGGTAGGCATGTAAAAGTCGGGTTCAATAGACCGACCATCGTCGTCGAGATAATTAAGAATTGCATCATCCTTGGGGTCGAACAGTTTTCGAGCCGCGGATGTCAGTCTCGTGAAAATGTACCTCGTCTGAGACGCATCCTTACCGCCCATGAGCCTGGTTCCGAACTGACCACAAGGTTCAAGAAGATTTATGTTGTTACTGCCCGTATAGTCATTGGCCAACTTCACAATCGTTTCTGCCAGGGATACTTCACCGTGATGATAGGCGCTCTTCTCAGCCACAAAAGCAGCCAACTGTGCCACCTTCATCTCAGCGGTCAGATTCTTTTGGAAACACGAATACATAACCTTCCTTTGGGACGGCTTTAATCCATCACAAACGTGTGCGATAGAACGTTTGAGGTCTGCTAGTGAAAAGTTCACAAGGTCTTTGTGTACAAAGTCGGTGATACCCAACTGTTTGACTTTACCATATGGAATTTCGAGGTCCTTTGGGTTTT